TTAAAGACCCAATCAGAAGTTCTGCAATAGAAATGGGGTGGACACTATGTCCGTTTATTATGCTTATGACACTTCCCCATACTTGGCCCATCATGGAGTAAAAGGCCAGCGTTATGGTGTTAAACACGGTCCGCCTTATCCAATCGACAGGACCGATTCAGGCGCTCCGGCTAAATTAGTTTCTACTAATAAGTCCAAAATGTCTCCTGATACAAAAAGTGATCTGTCTAGTGATAGAAAAAAGAGAATCGCTGCTGTTGAGAATAATGTTCGCGGAGGAAGGAACTATCCTTACCAGAACAACCCGCCTAGGCGGGAAAAAGGGCTGAAAGGGCTTTTTAAAAAGAAAGTTAAGACCGATAAACGCCCAACAGTTTCGGAGATGACTGACGAAGAAATTCGGGATAGAATCTCCAGATTGAAGCTGGAGCAGGAATACGTTTCTATGATTCAAGCGACTTCCCCGCCTAAAGAGAAGAAAAACCATGAAGTGGCAAAGAAGGTTGGAGACGTATTGCTTGAAGTTGGCAAGAATCTAGTCTATGCCAAGATTAATAGTACCTTTGGGACAAATATTGCTGGTATTGGCGGATCTCCTCGTCAAAATGATAACCAGAACGGTAAGAAAAAGAATAACGGAAACAATCAGAACAACAATCAGAACAATAACCAGAACAATAACCAGAACAATAACCGGATTAGCGTGGACGACTTCCTTGGGAATAGTCGAGAGCGAGAAGAATATCGACAGAGAATAGCCACGCGAGAAGCTGAAGATCTTCGTCGTCGACAGGCGCGTGAAAGAGAGGACCTTGAAAGACGGCAGGCTCGTGCTTTAGAAGACGAACGTACAGCGGATCAACAGGCTCGACGGCAGAGCGGGGTAGAAAGAATTCCCAGAGAAGAAACGGCTAGGGAGAGGCGACGTCGAGAAAGACGGCAGCAACATCATTAATTAGGGAGATCAAAAATGCTTTCAAACACAGCTACTCCAAAGTATTACGGTAAATTCAGGGAGTCAGTTCTTCGAGGCGAAATCCCTGTCTGCGAGACAATTTCATTAGAGATGAATCGTATAGACAAGCTTATCGAAGACCCCCAGTTTTACTATGATGGGGACGCTGTCGAAAGATTCATAGCTTTCTGTGAAAACGAGCTGACTTTGACAGATGGCACTGACCTTCATCTGATGGACACGTTCAAATTATGGGCGGAGTCCATTTTTGGTTGGTACTATTTTCAAGAAGGTAGCGTGTACGAAATCGATCAAGATGGGCATGGCGGGCATTTTGTTCAAAAGTCCATCAAGAAGCGTCTGGTCAACAAGCAGTACCTCATCGTTCCGAGAGGAGCGGCTAAGAGCATGTACGATAGTTGCATCCAGGCGTACTTCTTGGTTGTGGATCGAGAGACTACCAGCCAGATTACAACCGCTCCCACAATGAGGCAGGCAGACGAGGTCCTTTCTCCTATTAGAACTGCTATAACAAGATCAAGAGGGCCGCTATTCAAGCTGCTAACCGAAGGTTCCCTTCAGAATACGACTGGTTCAAAGGCCGATAGACAGAAACTCGCTTCTACCAAGAAGGGCATCGAGGATTTTATGACCAATTCCCTTTTGGAGATACGCCCAATGAGCGTTGACAAGTTACAGGGAATGAGGCCTAAGGTTACCACAATTGATGAGTGGCTTTCCGGAGAGATTCGTGAAGATGTCGTCGCCGCCGTTGAGCAAGGCGCATCGAAGTTAGACGACTGGCTTATAGTGGCAACATCTTCTGAAGGTACAACTCGCAATGGCCCTGGTGATACAATCAAAATGGAATTAATGAAGATACTCAAAGGCGAGTATGACAATCCTCATGTGTCCATTTGGTATTACCGGCTTGATGATATTAAGGAAGTTGCAGACCCAGAGTTATGGATAAAGGCAAATCCGAACCTTGGAAAGACCGTTTCGTATGAAACGTATAAGCTCGAAGTCGAGAGAGCAGAGAATAACCCTTCTACGAGGAACGATATGCTGGCTAAGAGGTTTAGCATTCCTATGGAAGGCATGACCTATTTCTTCACTTATGAGCAGACACTCCCCCACTCTAAGACTGATTTTTGGAATATGCCATGTGCTATGGGCTGTGACCTTAGCCAGGGTGACGACTTTTGTGCGTTCACGTTCTTGTTCCCACTGAGGTACGGACGATTCGGGGTCAAAACTCGTTGCTATGTAACTTCTAAAACAATGTATGAATTGCCCGGTGCAACAAGGATCAAGTATGATGAGTTTATTAAGGAGACCAGCCTAGCCGTACTTGAAGGTTCGGTTCTTGACATGAATGAAGTCTACGATGATCTCGATAACTTCATCACGAAGAACCGGTATGATGTTAGGGCGGTTGGGTACGACCCGTACAACGCAAAAGATTTTATTGGTCGGTGGGCTCTTGAGAACGGCGAGTTTGGTATTGAGAAAGTCATTCAAGGTGCTCGGACAGAATCCGTTCCGTTAGGAGACATTCGCAACCTTGCTGACGACAAACTGTTGGTATTCGACCAGTCGCTGATGACTTACTGTATGGGAAACTGTATAGCTATTGAGGATACTAATGGAAATAGGAAACTTGCAAAACGCCGATACGAGCATAAAGTTGACGCTGTTGCCGCGTTATTGGATGCATATGTCGCATATAAGATTTATTCAGAAAGCTTTGAGTAGGTGATGGCATTATGGGCGTTTATTACGCATATGACGGCTCCGTAGCTCTAGTCCACCATGGTATAAAAGGAATGCGCTGGGGATATCGTCGTTACCAGAATCCGGATGGAACATTGACGGAGGAAGGGAAGAAGCGGTATTACAAGCCAACGTTGGCGACTGCCCGCAGGCTGAAGAATCTAAAAGAAGCCGGAGTAAAGCTCGATAATAATGGCGATTTGATTCTTCCAAAGGGAACTAAAATCACTCGTTTTACCTATGACAAGGAAACCGTGGACGGCAGGCGCAAGTACGGGTCGGTTACTGATGAAGACACCGAGTATTGGAAGTCTGACTTTAAGTATGGGTCTATGATGAAAAACTGGGAAAATCCGGTTAATAAGGATACATACCATGCTAAAAAAGATTTGAAGGTTGCTGGGCGTAACGCTGTAGTCAATGAAGTTTTGAAGGAAATCGGCGATGTGACTTTTAAAGAGCTCGATAACAATCTTTCAAAATCAGAAGGCATTGGACTTAGAAGCACTCTCGGATTGAGGGCTTCATTACTTCTTCTTAAACAATATGGCGATGTTAAGCTCAGCACAGCGTGGAATTCGTGGGGACCGGCAGTTAGAGATCCTGACGGTATAGATAATCGAGAGTTCTTTAACATCGATAAGCCAAGAACCTTCTATCCGGAGGAAGAATTTAAGCGAACCGCGGCGGTCGGCAACAATGCTATTAGAACAGCCATAGCCGTGGCTTGGAAGATGGGCTCTGAGAAAGGAGCTTCGGCTAAAACTGAAAAGTATTTTAAGGATCTTGGATATGATGCAATCTTCGATCCCAATGCTAATTTCCTTGACGCGCCGATTATATTCTTGGACCCGAAATCTTCGATGAAGAAAGACAAAACAGAAGTTGTGTAATAGAAATGGGGGTGGGCAGTATGTCCGTTTATTATGCTTATGACAATTCCCCGTTCTTAAGTCACCACGGTACTAAAGGTATGCATTGGGGCGTTCGTCGTTACCAGAATCCGGACGGAACGTTGACGGAGGAAGGGAAGAAGCGGTATGGCGTAAAGAACGGCTCTAGCAATAGCTCGAAGTTTGTCGATACTCAAAGGGCCTTCGCGGAAAACGTTAACGATGCTACGAGAGACAAAAATAATGAAAAACGGTTAGCCAAAAAGCTATTCGGTAAAAAAGGTGACAAAAAGATAGGGGATCTCCTTGTCGACAATCGCAATGCTTTTAGAGATTATGGAAGTAAATACGAACAGGTCTATAAAAAATACTCTGATAAAATGAAAAAAGAAACAGGGCGAGAATGGGATGGAGACGGAACCGAGGAATCTTGGGAGCTTGAAAAAAGATACCCCGAGTATGCCAAAGCTTTAAAAAACTATAACGAAGCTAAAAAGAAGTACGTCAATGCTCTTTTGGACATTTCCCAGGCTGGGTTTTTTGATGATGTATTTCCAAAAGTGAAAGATCTTAAATCCGGGGATCTTAAAATTCATGGAAATCAGGAAATAACGGACGGCAAGGCGTACGTAGCCGCTTTAATACTGAATGGCTATGAAGGCTCTACTGCTAACTCCCAAAGGAAAAGATCTGACAATTCTTTTATAGATGAAGTTTTCGACTTAGATTTTCAAACTAGGTCCTGGCCAGATCTTTCATATAGATTTATAAACGAATTCGGTTGACGTGAAACTTTAATTTAAAATGAGAATATTTGGAGGTACCTATGACTTTTACAAACAAAGTGTACGACACTCTTAAGTGGTGTGCTCAGTATTTGTTTCCGGCAATCGGCGCTTTATATTTTGCTCTTGCCAGAATTTGGAATCTCCCGTATTCCGAGGAAGTCGTCGGAACCGTCGCGGCTATCGATACTTTCCTTGGCGTTCTTCTTGGGATCTCCTCGGCTAATTACGATGGCGACGGCGAGCTGAGCATTAGCAAAGCTTCAGAAGAAGGCGAAGAACCCGGCGGTGAAGGGTCTTTGGTTCTCTATGCCGATCCTAAGGATTTGGCCGGGCGCAAGAACATTGTTGTTAAGGTGGCTGATTGACGTGGCTGCACACATTGTTGATTACGAAACATGGTGCCCAAAATGTAGATATTTTGACAGGGACGAGGTTCTTGAGCCATGCCATAATTGTTTGCAGAATCCCGTTAATGAGAACAGTAGGAAGCCGATAGAGTGGAAGAAAGAAGATAAAAAAGCTAGCGGGTGATGTTATGTCCGTTTATTATGCTTATGACAATTCCCCGTCCTTAAGTCACCACGGGACTAAAGGTATGCATTGGGGCGTACGTCGTTACCAGAATCCGGATGGGACATTGACGGAGGAAGGGAAGAAGCGGTACTACAAAGAGACTCGGCGAGATGTAATGAACACTTACAAAATAGTTGGTTCAGGAAGTAAGTTGTCTAAAAAAAGAAAAAAAGAAGGAAAATCTTTCGGGAAAATACCGGGCAATGAAAAGAATGTTTTAGACGACATGACATCGTTTTACAGGTCTAAAATTGAGCAACTCAATAACGGGGATAAGGAATTTGACAGATACGGTTACAAATCGGACAACCTTACTTATAAAAAAGCCACCGGGTCGGTCATTCGAGAATTTGCCGATACTTCGCTGTCTTATCTAGAGTCTTCAGGGCTTAATAAAGACCAAATGCTTTCTGGAAAAGCCTATATAGAAAGTAAGTTGTCAGAGTTTAATAGATTAACAAGCAAAGGTGGATGGTAAAATGGCCGTTTATTATGCTTACGACAATTCTGCATTCTTGAGCCATCACGGGACTAAAGGCATGCATTGGGGCGTGCGTCGTTACCAGAATCCAGATGGAACGTTAACCCCGGAAGGTAAGAAGAGATACCGTGGTGGCGGGAATTCATACTATGAATCTGTTGACAAGTCGTATGGGCAAGCCATGCGGGGATCAACAAGGTATTATAAGCGTAAAGACGATTTGTTTGGCAGAGAAGCCCGAAAAAGGCGAGACTCCGGAAAATACAAAGCCAATCAAATTCTAGAAGATGTTACCAATGACGACCTTAGATCACGGCTGGAAAACAACGCGGCTGGTGCTCGTAGGGAAGCCGCAGACCTGAATGCGAGGCCTAAGGCATACTCAAGATACTCAACATCATTTGATAACGATGGCCGTCCGTTAGACCAGCCTTCCGAAAGGAAGATTAAAAAATGGATTAGGAACGAGTTCGTTGACTCCTCGATCGAAATCATTAATGGCTACGAGGGTAAAGCGTTACGAGATGCTGGGAAGGCTTATGTTTATCAAACAATGAAAGACATGGAGCAAGAGTACCATAGGGCGCAAGCTGAAAAGCGCGTGGCTCGGCAAAAAGAATACGAATACCAGGCAAAGCGCATTAAGAAGTATGTAGATAGAGCGAAAGAAGTCGTGACTAAACCGTTCAAACGAAACAATCAAAATGAGAAGGAATGATTCGACATGCCGAGCGTACGAGCCAGGCTAATGCATGCCTGGAATGCTTTCTTCGGTCGGGACGCCCCCTCCGTGAATTACGGGCCTTCGTCATCAAGTCGTCCGGACAAATCAAGGTTAAGTAGAGGAAATGCGCGGTCTATTGTTGCGGCTCTGTATAACAGAATTGCAATGGATGCCGCCGCCGTTGAAATACGTCATGTTAAGTTGGATAGCATCGGTCGCTATAAGGAGACGGTGCACTCCAAATTGAACAATTGCCTAACGGTGGAGGCCAACATTGACCAGACTAGTCGGGCGTTCATGCAAGATATTTACATGTCTTTGTTTGATGAAGGATGCGTGGCTATCGTTCCGGTGGAAACAACGCTTAATCCTAACTCAACCGACGGCTATGATGTGAAGAGCCTTAGAACTGGCAAGATCACTCAGTGGTTTCCAAAGCATGTTAAGGTTCTTTTGTATAACGAGGCCACTGGTAGGAAAGAAGAGATAATCGTTCCAAAGAAGTTGGCTTGCATTATCGAGAATCCGTTTTACTCGGTGATGAATGAACCCAACTCCACTCTGCAAAGACTCCAACGGAAGCTTGTTCTACTGGATACCGTAGATGAGGCAACGTCTTCTGGAAAGCTGAACATGATTATCCAGCTTCCTTATACGTTGAAATCCCCTCTACGTCAGAAGCAAGCCCAGCTTCGTCGGAAAGAGATTCAGGAGCAGCTTTCGGAAGACAACCCGTTTGGCATTGCTTATACGGAGGCCACCGAGAAGATTACCCAGATTAACAGGCCACTGGAAAACAACCTGCTTGAACAGATCGAGTATTTGACGAAGGTCCTTTACTCTCAGTTAGGTCTTACAGATGCCGTATTTAATGGAACGGCGTCGGAAGAGCAGATGCTTGATTACAATAACCGGACGATCGAGCCGCTGCTATCTGCGGTTTCCAACGAAATCGAGCGCAAGCTCCTTTCGCAAACAGCTCGAACTCAGGGGCACGCTATTAGGTTCTTTAGAGATCCGTTTAGGCTTACTCCTGTCAACAATCTTGCAGATATTGCTGACAAGTTTACTCGTAACGAGATTCTGTCCTCTAACGAGTTTAGAGCTATTCTCGGTTATATTCCCTCAGATGATCCGAGGGCCGATCAGCTTATTAACAAGAACATGCCGGTGCAAGATACTGGAGAAAATCCGCAGCCTGGCGATGATATTTCTGAAAACCAGCCTTTTGGAGATACAGGGTATGAGATTCAAGCATCGGGTATTACATCCCTTTTAAAAAAAGACCATCTTGAGCATCATGGAATAAAAGGACAACGTTGGGGCGTCAAAAACGGTCCTCCATACCCGCTTAGTGAGGAAAAATCCGGAAAAGTTCGCATGAATGCGACTCACTATAACGATTTGGACCCAGGCTCTGAGCAAATGACTAAAGCTCAGAAAGGAAGAGGAACCCAAAGTTTTAGTGATATTCCAAAGATGCCAAAACAGCTTTCGGAGATGTCCGAAGACGAGCGCTTGCAGAGATTGAGGGACATTAATCACGATCCAAGCGACGATAGTAGTGGCCGTGATTACAATTGCCCTAACTGTGCTAGCGCTTTTGATATGGTCAAACGTGGCTATGATGTCCGGTCACGTCCTGCGAAACCCGGTTCCAATGTTGGCGACATTGAAAAGAATTATATTGGTGGCCATTTGTCTAGAATGGACAACAAATTCGAGCCGAAGCATCCAGCCGGAACTGAGGAGGCATGGGGCGAGTACATCGATGCGTCCGAGGCGTCGGCATCAAAGATGAACGATACCCTAAAGAAAGAGCCAGTCGGTTCATGGGGAATAGTAGTTGTCGGATGGATTGCTGACGACGATGATGCTTCAAAGCGAACGGATTGCTATCACGCTATAAACTATGAAAGAACGGAAGACGGTGTGATGTACTACGACACCCAATCTTATCGGGACTTCAAGTGTGGTGGTTCGACAAATTATAGCCGATTTATGTATGGATGTGATCCGCGCGAACTCTACTTTATGCGGACTGACAATCTCGAGCCTAGTGACAGAATCATGAACGCGGTAGAGACTCGAGGCAGGAAGTGATCTTATGACAAAAGAAGAAGCATTTGCGAAAGCAAAAGACTATTTGAAGGAAGATGTTGTTCCCCGCATTACCAGGGAATTTGACAATTACTTCGGTTTTTACGTGGTCCCAAATGGAACGCCGGAAGGTCAAAAGGTTTTCGTCGGTGGTGAGATGGTTTGCGTAAACAAAAAGACAGGCAAAGTTCTCATGAGCGACGGCATTCCTGAAGACGAATTGGTGATGACTTATAGGCCGCGCTAAAATTCAAAATAAGAACTATGTGAGGCGAACACTATGAAGAATAAGTACGATTTTAGTGGGTGGGCAACAAAGTTCAATGTTCGGTGCGCCGACGGTAGGACTATTACATCTTCGGCTTTTGACGACGATGATGGGAAAAAGGTCCCGCTTGTCTGGCAGCATCAGCATGATGACCCGTCCAATGTTCTTGGTCACGCGCTTCTTGAGAAGCGTGACGATGGCATTTACGCATACGGGTACTTCAATGATACTCCGACGGCGAAGAATGCCAAGGATCTTCTCGCCCATGGCGATATTGAGGCACTTTCCATTTATGCTAACAAGCTTGAGCAGCGCTCTGGCAATGTGTTGCATGGCATGATTCGTGAAGTCAGCCTAGTCCTTTCCGGGGCTAATCCCGGCGCTCTTATTGACAACCCTGTACTTGCCCACAGCGGCGAAGTAGACGAGGAGGAAGCCGTGATTTACAATAACGAGTATATTTATCTTCAGCACGCTGACGATGATGACGATGACGAACAGCCCAAGAAGGGCGACAGTGACGGCGAGGAAACAGTCGCTGACGTGTTTAACAGCCTGAGCGATAAGCAGAAGCAGGTTGTTTATTTTATTGCCGGTAAACTTCTCGAAAACAAAGACAATGGAGATGATGAACAGATGAAGCACAATGTTTTTGACAACGATGACAACACCAACAGCCTTGCTCACTCTGCCGAGGACATGGCTACCATTTTCGAAAATGCTAAGCGCGCCGGTTCTCTGAAGGCCGCTGTGGAGGATTTCTATGGTGACAGCCTGTCCCATGCCGTTTACAACGACGATGGCACTGAGCAGACCTATGGCATCGCGAATGTCGACTACCTTTTCCCCGAGTATCACAACCTTAACGACCGCCCCGACTGGATTAAGCGCGACACCGACTGGGTCAGCGCTGTTATGAATGGTGTCCACCACACTCCGTTCAGCCGCATTAAGAGCCAGTATGCCAACATCACCATGGACGAGGCTCGCGCTAAGGGTTACATTAAGGGACACATGAAGAAGGAAGAAGTTTTCAACCTGCTTCGGCGTTCCACCGACCCTCAGACCATTTACAAGAAGCAGAAGATGGACCGGGACGACATTCTGGACATCACCGACTTTGATGTGGTGGCCTGGCTGAAGGGCGAGATGCGCCTTATGCTGGATGAGGAGATTGCTCGTGCTATTCTGATCAGCGACGGCCGTTCTGCTCTGGACGAGGACAAGATTAAGGTTGATCATGTTCGCCCCATTGCCATGGACGATGACCTGTACACCATCAAGGTGCCGGTTGCCCAGGGCGCTGATGAGTCTAAGACGGCCAAGAACATCATCATCGCGACGATTAAGGCTCGCAAGGATTACAAGGGTTCCGGCAATCTGACCTTCTTCACCACTGAAGACTGGCTCACCGAGATGCTTCTGCTTGAGGATGGCATCGGTCATCCGCTGTTCGCCGACGCCGCTGCTCTCGCTCGTAAGCTGCGCGTTAACAAGATTGTCACCGTTCCTGTCATGGAAGGCCAGAAGATCAACAACAACGATCTTATCGCGGTGGTTGTTGATATGAAGGACTACAACGTTGGTGCTGATAAGGGTGCTTCCGTTGAGATGTTTGACGATTTCGACATCGATTACAACCAGTATAAGTACCTGATTGAGACTCGCATTTCCGGTGCTCTGATTAAGCCGTACTCGGCTATGGTCCTCACTCTTGGCGGCACCAAGACCACTTACACTGCCGTGACTCCTGAGGAGGGTGACAATCCTAGGGACGAGGGTTGGTATGTCAAGGAAGGCGATCTTTATCGTCTGACCGCTCACACCACCGTTAAGGAAGGCGAGACCTATTACACTAAGTCCTGACAAAAATTCAAAATGGAAGTGAGAAACCGGGGATGAGTTAGTCTTGTCCCCGTTTTCTTATTGTATTTTGGAGGTGAAATGATATGGGTTACTGGACCAACAATTATCTCGGCCCTGGCGGTTCCGAGTATGTCATTGACGGCACTCTGACCATTAACGGCAAGCTCGCTCTTGGCGAAAATGCTACAGTTGAAGGCGATCTCGGTATCGAGATCCCCAAGGCAGAGACTCAGGCCGACAGCACAGCCACCGACGTGGCAGGCCTCGTTGCAGATTTCAACGCTCTGCTTGCTAAGCTGAAGGACTCCGGTCTTATGGCTGCCACTTAATTATATTTGCCCGCCAGCAACACAGAGCGTCCGAACAACTTTTTAAAAATTTAATAGCGTGTGATTCTTTTCCTCATCTGGCACGTTCGGGCGTTCTGTATTGCTGGCGGGTGGAGGTACTTATGGCAAGATATTTTGGGCAAGTTGGCTATGCCGAGTCGACTCAGACATCCCCAGGTGTTTGGGAAGACACTATCATTCCTCGCAATTATTACGGCGATGTTACGTCGACAACGTCTCGTTGGGAACATGGCGAGAACAAGAATGATAATTTGACAATACAGAACAGCATCAGCATCGTGGCAGACGCTTATGCCTATGAGCACTTCTCGGCCATTAAGTACGTAGAATGGATGGGGCAGAAATGGAAAGTTAACTCTGTCCAAGTGCAGAGACCACGACTAGTGCTCTCTATCGGAGGTGTGTGGAATGGCAACACGCCTGGAACTACATCAGACTCTGGTTAATATTCTTGGGTCAAAATATTGCTATTATCAGCCGCCAGAAACGATTAAGATGCGGTATCCGGCCATTGTTTACAATCTTGACAGCATAGAAGCACGATATGCAGACAATGGAAGGTACATGGGTCTAAATCGCTACACAGTGACTGTCATAGATAAAGACCCAGACAGTGAGTTACCGAGAAGAATGATCACCCTGCCATATTGCAGATTTTCAAGACACTTCACTTCAGATAACTTGCACCACTTTGTATTTACACTATATGCTTAGGAGGCATGAATTATGGCGAAACTTGTTTGGGACAAGACCGGCGAACGGTTTGTTGAAAGTGGCGTTAGCCACGTTGTTTTCTATCCGCAGACGTCTACCGGCTACGGCAATGGCGTCGCTTGGAACGGTGTGACTTCCATTTCTGAAAGCCCCGATGGCGCTGACTCGAACGATCTGTGGGCCGATAACATTAAGTACGCCTCTCTGCGCGCTGCCGAGACCCTTGGCTTGTCCATTGAAGCGTATACTTATCCGGATGAATTTGCTGAATGTGACGGCACCGCTGCTCCTGTTAAGGGGTTGTTCATTGGCCAGCAGAAGCGCAAGAGCTTCGGTCTGTGCTACCGCACTGAGATTGCGAATGACACTATGACGGAAGCCGATGATGGCTATAAGCTGCATCTGGTTTACAACTGCACCGCGTCTCCGTCTGAGCGTAGCTACGAGACCATGAACGACAGCCCCGACGCCATCACTTTCTCTTGGGATATCGACACCTTGCCCGAGGCGATTACTGGTTACAAGCCCACCGCACTTATCACTATTGATAGCCTGAAACTCGATACTGCCGGCAAGACGGCTCTTACTACTCTCGAGAATATGCTGTATGGCACCAACGGCGAAAACAATGCCGCTGGCACAGAACCCACCCTCCCCTCTCCGGATCAAGTGCTGGGGATGTTCGGTATCGATGTTGACGGTTAATTGATATTTTGGCCTTAGTGAGGGCGTCTTAGCGGCATATGAATACCAGCCATATGCGGCACGGAAGATGATGGAGTGCCTGGCCAGCACAGCCGTAGGAGGAGGCAGGGCCTACGGAATTATATTTTATAGTCCACAGGACTCGATTTAAAGGAGGATACATCCATGTACGCACGGGATATTACTTACACTGATTACAATGGCGTTGAGCGCACTGAAAAGTTCTATTTCAACCTGAACAAGGCCGAGCTTCTTAACATGGAGCTTGAGTACCAGGAAAAGGGCGGCATTAAGAACGCCATGAACAAGATGATGGACGATAAGGACGCCAAGGGCGTTGTCAAACTCATCACTTGGATGATTCGTCATGCTTATGGCGAGAAGAGCGCTGATGGCAAGCAGTTTCTTAAGAATGATGCCATTATGGACGGTTTCGTTTCTACGGAGGCGTATTCCAATCTTATCATGGACCTTCTCAACGACTCAGATAAGCTTGGCGATTTCATGGCTAAGATCATGCCCGCTGACATTCGCGAAGAAGCCGAAAAGATGCTCAAGGAGAATGGAAAGGTCGATAACGAGTCCGTTCAGATGACCATTCTGTAAGGAGCTGAGTCAAATGCTCAGGATTGTTGTACCTAAAGCTGAGTTGTTTGACGAAAAAACGAACGGCTTTGTTAACATTGATGAACAAGAGCTTCTTTTAGAGCACTCTTTGCTCTCGATTTCAAAATGGGAAATGAAATGGAAGATTCCGTTTCTTGGCCCATCGGAAAAAACGCAGGAGCAGCAGCTGGACTATGTTCGGTGCATGACGATTACCAAGGGTGTCAAGCCGGAAACATATTTAGGTCTTACTCAAGACAATCTTATTAAAATTAAAGAGTACATAGAAGACCCAATGACTGCAACGACGTTTAATGAGAAGCTTAAAGGCAAGCCCAATCATCATGTGGTGACTTCCGAAGAAATTTATTACCAATTGGCGGCTAATCAGATACCTTTTGAGGTAGAAAGATGGCCTCTAAATAGGCTTATGGTCCTTCTGAGGGTATTTGCAGTTAAGAGCAAACCTCCTAAGAAGATGAGCAAGAAAGCATGGGCGAATCAGCAGCGTTCCCTTAACGCCGCCAGAAGAGCCAAGTTAGGTACTTTAGGATAATGGAGATGAGGGCTATGACCAAGATTACGCATAAGGGAAACTTCAAGAAGACTAAGAAAAGCTTGAAGAGGCTTTCAAAGTACAATTACCAGAAAAAGCTTGAAGAGTATGCTGAGATTGGCGTAGCCCGACTTTCTGAAGCAACCCCGAAAGACACAGGCAAAACGGCGGAATCTTGGAGCTATGTCATAGAAACTGACAAGGAACGTTCTCGCATTGTGTGGGTTAACAACAACGTCCAAAACGGCGTTAACGTTGCAATTCTTCTGGCTTATGGGCATGCTACGAGGTATGGCGCATGGGTTGAAGGAATTGACTACATAAATCCTGCGCTGGCCCCCGTATTCGATGAGCTGGCCGATGAGGTGTTTCTTGACCTTACAAAGCGGAAGAATCCATATAGCGGAAAGATGAGAGTTTCAAGAGAGGAGGCTAATAAATGAGCGCAGAAATTGACAACAGAATTGTTCAAATGTCGTTTGAGAACAAAGAGTTTGAGAAAGGTGTTCAGAAAACATTAGCCACTCTCAAAGATCTCGAAGACGGGTTAAAACTCGAGGGCGCTGAGGAAGGGTTCGAAAAAGTTAGCGAGGCTGCCAAAGGTGTAGACTTTAGTGCTATCGAGAAAGGTCTAGCCGCTATTACAGACAAGTTTACTCTTTGGGGTATGACCGGTCTTAAGATGCTCGAAAATGTGTCCAATAAGATAGTCAACGTCACTGAGAAATTTGTCAAATCGCTCACAGTTGATCCTATTAAAGATGGCTGGGGCGAGTATGAGCTTAAACTGAATAGTGTCCAAACTATCTTAGCCGGCGTTAAGAAGCAATTCGGTTCAGAAGAGGAAGCCCTTGACGCTATTGGTGAGAGCCTCAGTAATTTGAACGAGTATGCTGATAAGACCATTTACTCATTCTCTCAGATGACCGCAAATATTGGTAAGTTTACCAATGCCGGCGTCGGACTGAAAGAGGCTACGGCATCAATTCGAGGTATCTCCAACCTCGCAGCGTTGGCTGGCGCTTCATCCGCAGATAATAACCGTGCAATGTACAACATTGCTCAGTCTTTGTCGACCGGTTCAGTAAAACTCATAGACTGGAAATCAATTGAAAACGCCAATATGGCCACTAAAGAGTTCAAGAGCGCATTGATATCCGTGGCCAATACTATGGGGACACTGAAGAGTGGCAAGACTAAAAAGGGACTTGATGTAATCACCAACTTCAATGACTCTTTGCAGCAGGGATGGCTGACCAGCGACGTTCTGATTGAAACTCTTCAGATCTTATCCAAGGATTATACGCTAGATGAGCTTCGTGCAAAGTATGGAGACGTGGCGGATGAGTTTTGGGAATTAGGATCTATGGCCGAGGAGGCCGCCACGTCCGTACGAACTCTAACCCAGCTTATCGATACTCTTAAAGAGGCTGCTGGCTCCGGTTGGGCTGAAAGTTGGGAGATACTTGTTGGCGGATATGCTGAGGCTAAGCGTATCTTCACCAGCATAAACAATTATATTTCTCCAATTTTGGAGGCTATGGCCAATAGGCGGAACAGTATTCTTAAGGTGTTTGCCAGCAATGGCGGACGCGACAAGATGTGGAATACTGTCCTGAATTTCTTCAACCTTCTTCAGAGACTATATTGGGTTATAGACCGAGTAATCAACAATGCCTTGTCCCCATTCGGCGATGTATGGAATGTGGTTGGCGACGCCATGACAAGTGTCATGACCGAGATAGATGACGGATTCGAGAAAATACACTCGTGGGCCAGAGGGCTAGGTCTAGATGCTATCGTCAAAGAAGTTGGAGAATTGAAAGATGCCGCATTTGGCTGGAAGAAGGACTCGCCTCTTGGATATTTGGAAAGCACTTTGTCCGGTCTCGCCGGAGTGGTTTCGATGGTGGCGGAGGTCATCGGCAATGCCGTTCGGTTTGCTGGAAGACTCGTGATTGATATTTTGCCGCTCGTTGAGGCCGTTTTGGGCGTGCTTGGGGCTTTAGGAGATGCATTGTTTGGCGTCTATAAGGAAGAACGTAGAGGAAATGTTATATTTGACTTCTTCCAGAGGCTTTATGATGTTTTACAGCCTATTATCCGCTTTCTAGTTGGCACTTTTGTCGGCGTTTTGAACGATGTTGCACTTTATATTAAAGCGTTCTTTGCATTGTTCTCGACAAAAGCGGCTTATCGGCATATGGGCGAGTATCCTGAGCATATTCAGGATTTCATGCGCAAGCTGAACAAAGTTGTATTGCCGGTTAAGAACTTCTTTGCTCGGATAGGCGACTGGTGGAACAAGACCGCCTATCCGGTCATTAAGCTGCTCTCGGATTTCTTGGCCGGTCATGGAAAAAATTCGGACTTTGCTAAGAATCTTCGTAAAGCGCCAAAGAGTGTTCAGCGAGCTTGGATGCGGTTTGCTAAAGTCATGCGCCCAATCTATAAGGGCATAACCGCTGTTATAGATTTCTTTAAAGGCCTTTGGAAAGCCGTTACTGATGCTTTTGGCGCGTTCGCGAGCGTTAAATACGACGACTCGTTGTCCCCGCTTGAAAACTTTGACCGCCGTCTTAAAGCATTTGCTGATTCATTCGCAAACAGCGATTGGTGGAAGGGTATAACCGAAACTTGGGACAAGGTCAAAGGCTTCTTCACAGAACGGTTTGGTCCGGCCATCGCCAAATTCTTCACGGTTGACACATCTGACGGCAAGACTCTTGGTGAGAAGCTCCAGATTAGAATTGACGCTTTTCTTAATACACTCGACCCTGATGGCAGTATTCAGGAATGGGTTAAGAAAGCACGAGAGGCGATTTCTGGAGGTTGGGAAAAGATTCGGGCTTACCTGTTCGGCGGAGATGTGCTGGAAAAGGCAAATCCTAATGCGAAAGCCGAATTAAAGCACTATGACGGAATTCTGACCCCTATAGTCGAAGACATCACAAGCAGTCTTCAGTACGCGGAAGAGCAGATTACAAGCCATCTTTTCGGCGAGCAGGTTGAAACAAAAGACGCGGAAGGCAATTTGATTAAGCGTTGGCAGGGAGGACCTTTAAGCTTCCTTGCAAATTTCTATGACGATTGGATTGCTCCCATTGTCAAAGATTTCGAAGATATGGCTGGCAGCATTCCGAGAGCTATCTCGATGCTGTTCGATGAAAACATGACCGACGAGAATGGCCAAAAACTCACTTTCGGTCAAAGACTAGACGCCGCTATAGCAGAAATTAAGAATACGTTCAGTGAAGCCGCAGCCCAGCTAGGTCGTGACATAGCCAATATTGTCGATGGCATATTTGGCGAAGGGACCGCCGAGGCCATAAGTAAGGCGTGGGACGATTTCACGCGCTTCTTGTTCGGCGGTTGGGTTGAGGACCATGATGATGGCGATGAGATGGGGCAGTCGTTTCTTCGTTATCAGGAAGGCATCTTCTCTCAGATTTCAAAATGGAAAACTCCTAGCGGAAGAAGTATCTGGGACGAACTTAAATACTTCTTCTTTGGCGGTGACGAGAAGAAAGACGACGGCACTGTTGAGCATCACCAGAACTTGTTCGAACGAATCTCGGCCCTTTGGACAACCATTAAAGAATGGTACGACAAAGATGTCGGCCCATGGCTTAATCCCATACTGGCTGATATTAAGGAGTTCATCACCCTACTGTCCGGAGGTATTATTGGCTTCCTCACCGCTGATATTCCAGAAACGGACGCGGAAGGTAACCCGCTTGACTGGAAACAGCGACTCGAAATTCGCTTCCAGTCATTCGGCGAACTGATTGAATGGATTAAGAACAAGATTAATACACTTACCAAGCAGCTTCTCGGCGTCGAACTATTCCCCGATAAACCAGAAACTGCCGAGAGCTCCTCTGAAGGCGGTTCACTGCTCAACACTCTGCTTCCCGGTTTTGATAATTTGCTTGGCAATGCCGATAAAGCGAAGAACGAGCAGCTCGCCGAGCTTGAGAAGCGGCTTGCTGAGGCTAGCGATTCCGAAGAGGTCGCCGACATCGAGAGGCAAATCGAAGAGCTGCAAAATAGTGGAGTCGAGCAAGAAGGCGGCGTGTTTGGGCTGTTAGGGTCATTCGGGGAAACAATGGCCAGTTTCCTTGGAATGGGCGGTGGCGAAGGAGGAGGTTTCGACTTCTCATTCTTAGGCGGTATTGGAGAAACCCTTACGGGTTCCATTCCGCAGATCGCAGCCCTCGGCGGAGCTGCCATTCTTGGCGGAAAGCTGTTTGGAAAAGGCAAAGACGGCGAAAACGGATTTTTCGCAACTATAATAAACTTCTTTTCGACACTCGGTTCGTTTGCTTTGAAACTAGCCCTATCTGTCGCTATTCTTTCCTCTCTTAAGAGCATGGGCGTTGATGTTAAGGGGACCTTAAACGACCTCATAGTGTTCATCTTGGAAGTTTTGGGTGCATTTCTTGGTGTTGGTATGGGCAGCACTGGCATAATCGGTATAATAAACACAATCAGAGAAAAGATATATGCCCATAATAATGACGGAAGTGTTGAAGGCTTTAAGAAAACTGAAGCTCCGAACCTGGTTGAGATGATAGAATCTCTTGGTACAGGTCTAAATGCATTAGCTGATGCTATATGGAAGTTCCTTGGCTTAGCGGTTACGATGAATGCCCTTGGCGCAATAGGGCTCACTGGCAACTTCTGGGGAAATTTTGGCCACTTCATGGAATTACTGGCCCCCATGTTTGTCATAATGCTCTTTGCCGGAATATTTGTATCAAGGCTTATTGGTAGTCTGGCAAAAATTGCTGATGACCCAGCGGTTAACAACCCGAAAGAAGTCAAAATGAAAATGTGGGAGTCTTTCCCAGACATCATCGACAGCCTTGCTAATCTTATAGACAAAATCGCTGGAGCTCTTTGGACGCTGCTTGGAGTAACAGTAGTGTCTAATATCGCTGGCGGCATAGAAGGGTTGTGGCGCGGCTTCTTATTTGTTGCTTTGACTATGGCCTTAATGGCTGGAATGATGTATTCTCTGTCTCAGGTCGTAAAAGAAATGACCGCCGCCATGGAGAAGAACAAAAACACCAAATGGGATGATATTTTCAAGTCCTACTTCTTCCCGATCATAAGTGTTGTTCTTGGCTTAGGAATCCTGGCAATCATGCTCGCTACCGCGTTTTCTATTCTTCCAGAGAACATGGATACAACGCGCATGGGTATATTTATGGGGTTCTTTGCGGTGATCGGCACGATTGTCGGCGTTCTTTCATATGAGATTACCAAGTTGATCAGTGACGACAGTTTTAAGCCTGATTGGGAGAAACTCGGGCAGATCTGTGTTGTAATCCTAGTAGGCGTTATGGCTGTCTTTTTATCATTAGCGCTATTGCTCGGCAGCCTGGCTATATTTGACACGATTGAGATCGAGTCATCAAGAGCTTGGACATTTCTCGAAATGGCCGGCGCAGTCACTGGCGTTATTTCTGGCATTTCCGCGGCTATTACAAAGATGATAACAGGTCTTAACGGATCTGGCGAAACAATTGAGTGGGGGCAGATCGGCAAAGCCGTAGTCATAATCCTAGCTGGTGTAATGGCTGTCGCGCTATCCGTGGCTGTGCTTCTTGCGGGCCTCGCTTTCTTCAACGGAATAGAAATTGACACCCCGGAAATGTGGTCGTTCTTGGCCGTCGCCGGCGTTGTGTCCGGAATTGTCGCTGCGCTGGCTGAAGTTGCTGCGAATATAGCTCAGAAAGCGCAAGGCATCTCATTGGGCGCAATTGGTAAAGCGTTCGTCATCATCCTTGCAGTTGCTGCGGTCGTTGCTCTTATCATCTGGGCGCTTTCCGAAATTCTGAAAAACAATCTGGCCTCCATAAGTGAGTTGATGGCCGGTGTAGGAACTGGCCTTAAGAGTTTCCATGAATCGATGAGTGGAGTTACCGACCAACAATCTAAAGACGCTGACACTATTGTACGCAGAATAGTCGGTCTTATGGCTTATATTTCCACAGAGTTGATTGATGTAGGAAAAATTGACGCGGTTGCTATGGCTATTTGGAGGATTGGCTTACGTGTCAGGCAGACTTATGACAGACTCAAAGATGTAGATAAAGAGACGATGGAATCCGTTGCAGGATTCCCAAAGATATTTGCTGATAAACTGTCCGAAGTAAAGGATACAGAAGGTCTTGACGCGGCTCTGGCCAACGCCAATAAGACCAATGATATTGCCGTTGCTTTCCAAGGTGCTATGACAGCTATTGAGGGGACCAGCACTAAGAAAGATGAGCTTATACAGGACGCGACAGCCGTTAATGAGATTGCTGGCAAGATTGTAGAAATTTCAACGACTCTGACCGGTCTTGGCGATACCTCATCCATACAATCTTCTTTGACTAGCCTAAGCGGTTCTATTGGCCTCTTTATCGGAGCTCTCAATCAAATGAGCGAAGATGGTGGCTGGACAATCGACAATAATGGCCTAATCAAGGAAATTGACCCTCTTCTTATGAAGGCGTTCTTCCTCACCCTTGCTGAGTCCATTCCTGACGATGGCGAAACCTCTCAAATTTTCCAAAGAACCGCTCAATGGGCACAAGTTGGTGGCAGCCAGATCAGCGATTTTGCTATTGGTATGGAAAACTTGAAGACTGCGGTAAAGGACTACGCTACAACAATCAGCGATAAGAGCATCGATTGGGATGCTATGAGTAATTCCGAAAGATTCCTTAGCGTTGTGTCAGATATTTCGACAAAGCTTCCTGCCGACTACTCTTTTGCAGACGAACTCCATAGCCATCAAACGGTTCTTGGTCAGTTCTCTACAGACATAATCAAATTGGGAAATGCCGTAAAATCATACGGCAAGGCAATTTCTGGTTTTAACCCGATTGATTTCTTGTTCTCGACCGCTTTCCTTACCGCTTTGGCAGATATGCAGCAGCGGCTCACGCAAGATTTGATTGCCACTAACGGTGATCACGTTACCTGGGACGACGCGCTAAATTCTTTTGGGTCGATTCAGATTGAAGAGGGCACGGCTTCTTCGCTTACGCAGTTCGCTAAAGATATTGGCGAGATTGCTGGCGCGGTTGAAGACTTTTCGAACGCTATAACAAGCGAAACGTTTAGCCAAGAACAGTTTGACGCAGCCATTGTTAGTCTTGGATTGCTGGCGGATCTTGGTGTTAAGTTAAGCACCACCTCTAGGGATGCCAATGGCGATATAGTCGTTCTAAAATCTGAATTAGGCGGTCTTTGGAGCAATCAGCAAATAGCAGGTGATAATCTTAAAACGTTCGGAGATGCTCTTAAGAACGTTGGCACCGGCGTGTCGTCGATGGTTACTAGTTTGAAAGACTCCGATGGAAAGTTTAAAGACACTTCGATACTTTCCACTGTTGCAACGCATCTCCAGGGATTTGTCGATATTGCTAAACAATTGGCTTTCACATATGACGAATGGTCTGAGTTTGGTTCAACTAAAAAGTATACGATAGGCCTTCTTGGCAATGATTTGCTTAGTTTTTCTACACAAATCGGTACAATTGCCGGAAACATTGATCGATTCCTTACGGATGAGAACTTGGCGAGTTGGGACCGTCTAAGAACTCTTTTGTTTGAGCCGTTTACCAGCATAGCCGAGCGTTTGTACAACATCGGATTCGCTCCTGGCGTTAAAACGCCCTTTGACTTGCTTGGCGAGTCTGTTAAGTCTTTCAATGCTTCGTTAACTGGTGGAGATGAGCTTACGCTGCTTACAAGCTACGTAACCCAATACAGTTTGTTCGCCGATGCGCTTGAAAGAATTGCGACCTCTGCCAGTACCCTGAACGAAAACGGGTTCACAGGACTCTCAATCGTCGTGGACGACTCTGGCATCCCCAAAGGTGTAGACGCTCTTAACGATTTTAGCGGCGGAAACGTCAATCGGACGATTACTTATAGCGCTTACGCAACGGGCATGCTTGAACAGCTTCAAAATGGGAATATTACCCTCAAGATGGACCAAGCCGATTACGACGGTCTTAAGAATGAGATTTCGAACGTTAAGGATGCTGTTGGCAGTTTGTCTCTGTCTATACGCCAAATGAAGGTTCTGCTGTACCCCAACAAAGAAACTATAGCCGATGAATTAACCCCGTTCATAGATACCAACCTTGGAAACAGGTCTTAAGGAGGTGATCAGATGTATCATTCAATTATATTTGGGACTAATGTAAGCGATATGCTGCTTGAGTTATTCAACATCCCCCTTGGGGCAGGAGAAACTCGCACTAAAGTTTATCATACATGGAACACCTGGCATCTGATCCCTTCTTCAAGACCTGTGGTAGTCCCGCCACCTGTCAAAACTAAATCCGTGGAGATCCCCGGCGCAGACGGCCAGCTCGACCTGACTGATATTCTCGCCGGGGCTCCACTTTATGGAAACAGGTCTGGAAGTTTTGAATTAATTGTCGATCAGGATTTTTATGATTACGAACGCAAACTGTGGATACCGTATTGGAATTGGGCGACAGCTTACCAAACGATTATGGGGATTCTTCACGGTCAGCGAATGTACATGATTCTTGAGGACGATCCTGGGTATTACTATTCGGGAAGATTTTCAGTGAACGCGTGGAAATCAAATAAGGACTATTCCAGTATCACGATTAATTATGACATTGATCCGTTTAAGACTAGTGTGAACGGAACAGCAGATGACTGGCTTTGGGACCCATTTGACTTTGAAACCGGGTATATTAATGAACTAGAGGAAATGACGGCCACAACGGACCACGCTATTTGGGACACATTTGAGGTAATTGGTGGAACGCGCAGAGGAATGATGAATGTTAAGTACACCCCGACTACTGGGTCCAACCATTCTTTGTATCTTAGTCGCGTAGACGACCCAGACAATATTTTTGAAGTAACAAATACAAATGGGCAGTTCGTTACTGTATTGGGCTTATTCATTTACAGCGGGTCTAACGTCATACAGTATTCTGGAGATGGAACTTTTAAAGTAGACTACAGGGGGACGGAATTCTAGTGATTTATATTTATGCTACGGACGCCGGAAAACCTTGGAGTACCAGGTCTTTGATTTGGCAAAGCGACCTCAACTCAAAAGAGGTTGGAATTTATGGCGCTAAGCTTCGGGTAGAATTGAACAAGGCCGGCAGTCTAGATTTTACGGTATCGCCTTCTCATCCATACTATTGGAAGTTTAGGCAGATGACCACGATGCTTACTGTAACTTGTGGCGATTCGGTGACCGATACGCTATTTAGAGGTCGAGTTGCCAAGATTACTGTTGACACGTATCGCCAAAAGAAGATCTCAGCGGAGGAATCATTTATATTTTTGAACGATTCCCAGTTGCGTCCAATTTCTAAAAACGAACGCAAATCCCCTAGAAACATGTATAACTGGGTTCTTGCGCAGCACAATGCCGAGTTTCCGCAGTTCATGGTCACTTATCCGGATGGGATTACGTGTGACGTTAACTTCGAAAAGCGGTTTACTGTCGGAACGATCAATCTCACGGCCGCGGACGGTTCTGTCACCGACCAGGATACAACCTTGGTTACTGAAATTACGGACGCTAATGTAGATCAGTTACTGGATAAGGTCCAAATCTATTCAGAGAGTTCCTATCAGGAGGCGCTACGCTTTATTGAATCGGAACTTATTGACGAACTCGGTGGATATTTGAGGATTCACTATTCGGACAATTATACGGCTCAGTATTTGGATTGGCTTAATCCGGCAAATTTTGGATATTCTTACTACAACGGAAATGGTAGCCAGCTTCCCATTAGAAGCTTAATCTTTGGCAAGAACATTATTGATATTTCTCAGGAAGCCAATACTGATGAAGTGTTTACGGTTCTTTTGCCTTCGGGTGACAACAAAATTACCCCTAACTGGCAAAGAACAGAGAAGGCCGTGCATGTATTTGGTTTGAACGGTACGGATACCATTGTCCACATTGTCGAAGTTGGTGACCAAGTCCAAATTCTCGAAGGCATCGCAAAGTACGGTTTCATATACCATGCTGAGAACTTTACTGGGGTCGCAAATAAAGCAAAACTTGCTGACTCGGCCGAACGATATATTACAAACAATTATCGTCCGGACGTTGTTACATACAAGGTAAAAGCGATTGACAGCGATATAGTCAATAATCCGCTTAGGCTTGGAGAAAAAGTGTATCTTCCTCAGCGAACCGCTGCCGAGGCTCAGGACGAGTCTGAAACTTTCCCAACAAATCTGCGCATCACTCAGATTGACTATGACTTAATGGAACCGCAAAACTCGCAGTATACGATTGGTTTCCCGATTCAGTCGCTAACCGAGAAGAATAGAAAAGCTTCTCATTCCGGTACAAAGAAAGACAGCGAAAACGAGCAGAAAACCGATAACGTTAAAGAAGAAGTCAAGACAGACGTACAAACATTGGAAAATACCGCGGTTGATATTTTGGGTGAAGAGTATGTTGGTAAGGGTTTGAAAACTACTACAACTACTACTACAACTACAACCACCGACGCTAACGGAAAACCCGATCATACCGACGTTCATACGACAACGACTAACACTACAACCACCGCTTTAAGATTTTTGGATCAATCCGACGGTAAGCCCGGAAATGGGAAGTCTGTCGATAATAGAATTCAACATCATAGGCACAAATTGGGTGTGAATTTTAATAACGGGCACTTTAAGATAACGCTCGGCGATGAAGTGTATGGTGGCTATTCCGGAGGAAGTTCAGATACCGGCACGTATGGAATTGACGACGACGGATTGGCGTTTGTAAATTTTAATATAGCCGGTACTCAGTGGTATAGGGGTAGAGTATCGGCTATAAAAGATTCTGTTAAACTCGTCACAACCAAGGGATGGTATAATGCGCCAAACAACGGGAAGTATGTTGTAAGCACAACTGGTACTGATACCGGATCTGGCGAAGAATCATTGTCGATAGATTTGCCTACATTCAAGACGAATGCTGATAGCTCCGACGGGGTTATTTCGACATTCAGTGGGCATAAGGCTACGGTGACTTTTTCCACAGATGCTTTGGATAGTGGTCCTCTGAAGACAGTTACGGTTAACGCGATAAGTGAGTACAATGATGGACAGAAATACGCTCTCAATCATCTCAAGCTGATTAAAACTTGGGATAATGGCACTGTAACGATAGGCGTTCAAAATGGAGCCTCAAAAACTGCGACTCTTTCAAAAAACGAAGGTTCATGGTCTTCTTCTCATGTAAAGCATATTGATATTGAAGATTATGATGGTGGCAACAATTACACTAGCACAGGGTATGGTTTTGACATTGACGCATCAGGGTTTGTTACCGCTGTGCGATCGGCGATGTCGAACGGAATACTTAATGCCGGCGGAAATACCAGTGAGGGTCGTTTAAGCATTTACTGCTATCTGCAACCGTCTCAGAAACGTATTTGGGTTCGTTATCATTCTGCTTATGTTAAATTCCCAGGAGATTCCTCTCCTACTAGAGTTCCGGTCACATTTGCCAATGAGTACATTGATGTAAGTAGCGAGTTGGATGCATATGGTAATGCCCAAGCTGATGCAATGGGATTGATTATCGATGACAATTCCGGATCTATAAAATCGGATATTAGCACGGTAAAGTCTGTTGATATTACCGCAACTGCTGGTATAACGTATAGTAGATCGACTCACACGTATACAGCGGCTGCTACTGCATATGCCGGTGGAACCAGTATGTACTCTCAAACAAAGCCTAGTAGCACTGAAGCGTATGATGACGGTAAAGA